ACAATGAAGACTGCCCTTTTAAAGATGGTTTCAGACCTATATGAGTACAGAGAGTCATCAGTTGAAGCAACTAAGCCTTCAGCTAATTTGATGACCGCATACGAGCTAATGAAGCCATTTAAACGCATAAACGTTATTTTATAATGATAGGTAGATTAAATAATAGAATTACTTTTCAAAGTAAGACTAGCGTATCGGATAGTGCAGGTGGCTTTGTAAATACCCTTGTGGATTACTATACTTGTTGGGCTGAAATCATTAGAGATAGTAATTCAAGAACAAATGTTGCTGAAACAGATGGTTTTGCTTCTGATATTACATTTAGAATTAGATATACAACATCTAAAGTTTTTGATAAGAAGTTGGTAATCAGCTTTCAAAGTAGATTATATGTGCTAAATTCTATCATTAATGAACAAGACCGTAATAAGTATTATTTAATAGGTTGTTCAACACTTAAATAATGGCAGCATTTTCAATGGGTATTACTGGACTTGATGCGCTAAGAACTAAGTTTTCTAATGCATCAGAAAGACTTGAAAAGCACGTTGCTGAAGCTATAAACCAAACAGTTGTTAATATACAACAAGATGCAAAATCTATAGTTAAGGTTAAAACTGGTGCTTTACAAAGAAGCATAACTCACAGAAAGACAGATAAAACAGGAACTGCTTATGTAAGTGCTGGTAATAAGAGTGTTAAATATGCTCCTTATGTAGAATTTGGAACAAGGCATAATATAAACTTACCTTCACTTATTAACATAACGCCAAGCGAACAAAGCAAATTTGCTAGGCAGTATATGGTACAAAGCCCTAAAAAGTTTACTCATCAAGCAACTAGACCATTTTTAATGACATCTTTCGACAAGAGATATAGTCAGCTTATATACAAGATTAAAGAATTTCAGATATAAATATATTTCGTTAAATTTGTACAAAATCAATACCATGACAATTACACTAAACGAAGAGCAGGTTAAACAATTAGACGCATTTATTCAAGAGATGCCAACTAAATTTGGTTTACCTTTAACTCAGTTCTTATCAAAACTTGCTCAAGAGCAAAATCTTGAGGAAGTAAAAGAGGAAACAGAAGCTTAATGAAAGATTGCGGATACGCTATACGAAAGGCTTATGTAGATAAGTTAGCATCACAAAGTTTTTCTTTGGGTGTTTACGATACTATTGCACCTGATACTGTAGAGCCTCCGTTCTTAATCATTAGTAGTCAAACATCAGTTGAAAATAGTGACAAACAGAGTTATAACTTTGATGTTACTCTTCAATTTGATATTGTCTATAGAACATTTAAGTCAGGTGAAGTAGGGCAGAAATCGGTAGACCAGTGGGCTAACGAATTGTTAGTGATCATAGGCGTTAATGTGCCAGATTATCCAAGTGCTTCTCCTGACTTTAAAATAGTCACTCGTAGAATGTCATCTAATGAAGCTACCTTTGACTATGTGGATGAGGCTTATGTGTTTAAAAGAGTCATTGTATTCGAACATTTTGTAACTCAAATATTATAAAAAATTAAAATAAAATAAAATGCCAACAACAGGAATTTTTAATGGTACAAATCTAGTAGTTCTAGTAGGAAGTGAAGTAGTAGCTCATTCTACATCATGTTCTTTATCAGTAAGTGTTGACTTACCAGATTCAACAACTAAATCAAGTCAAGGATGGGCTGACCAAATTGGTGGTTTAAAGTCTTGGTCTTTGTCTACAGATGGTCTTGCTACAGTTGACCCAACAGGTGCGACTTATATTGTAGGAGATATTTTTACTGCATTAGCTGCTAGAACAGCAGTTACAGTTAAGTTTACTACAGTTAATGGATCAACTCCAATAGCAGGTGACTTAGTTTGGTCTGGTCTTGCATTTATAGAAAGTTTAGATGTTACTGCTGATATGGAATCTCCAGCAACATATTCAGTTTCTTTTACAGGAACAGGAGCATTGACTCAGGCTACCAACGTATAATAACACCAAAAACACCAAAATATGAGAGGACATTACGAACTATCCCTAAGCGATGGGACTAAAATACCTATGAGGTTTTGTACATGGTCTTTAAAAAGATTCTGTCAAATTCAAGGTATATCACCTGCTGAAATAGGAGATGCTTTATCTGGAGAATCAACTATTGACGCTATCGTAAATTTACTTAGATCAGCAGCAGAGTATCCTTTGTATAAAGAAGGTCTTACTCCCAACTATACTGATTTAGAAGTTTGTGACTGGATAGATGATATTGGTGGTATTGCTAGTCCTAAACTACAAGACATATTTAAAGTATTGTCAGATAGTATGGTAAGTGGGATTGATAATACTCCTTCTAAGAAAGGTAAGAGTTCAGATGTAAAAAAAAATTAGAGTGGATTGATATTGAAAGATATACAATGGGGGAGTGCCAAGTGCTTCCCCATTTGTTTTGGGATATGACGATGGCTGAGTTAGATTTTATTTGGTATGGTTACCGTCATAAAGAAGAACAAGAATGGTTAAGAGTAAGATGGCAAACTACACTTTTAATCAATATTCAACTACCAAAGGGTAAAAAGATTAACCCTGAAGAGCTTTTAAAGCTTGACTGCGATAATCGTAACTTTGTGAAACAAAGAGTAATGAGTAATGAAGAATTACAAGAGGTACTAAAGAAATATAATAATGTTAAACCTATAGGATAATGGCAGTAGAAGAATCAATTAAAATTAAGATACAGGCAAACGCTGAAGAGTTTAAGATTGTATCTCAAATTATAAATACAGAACTAGGGAAACTAGGTAAAAACTTTGAAATATTAGAAGGTAATATTAAGCAGACTTCTAATGCAATGAAAAGCTTTGATGGTTCAAACAAAAAGTTTACTAAAGGTATAACTAGCATTTCCTTAATTCTACAAGATTTACCTTATGGTTTTAGAGGTATTCAAAATAACATACCAGCCTTAGTTGGTAGTTTCGGTATTTTATACTTAGCAGTATCTGCTGTTACAGCAGCAATGACATACTTTGTTTTACAAGGTGATAATATGTCTAAAGGCACAAAAGAGATATATGAAACTTTTAAAGCATTTATTAATGGTGTTGTTAATGAGGTATATAATACATTAAAACCTGCGTTTGATTCAATAGTAAAATCAATTATGTTTTTATGGGATATGTTTGGCAATAATCTTATTAATTCCTTTAAATATACATGGGATAACTTATTAGCTTTTACCAAAATAGCTTTTGATATTTTAGCAAACGCATTTACTTTAGTTACAAGTGTTATTAAGGGTGATTGGAGTAAATTTGGAGAATCATTATTAAACATTTTTAAATATACATGGAATGCTATAGTTCAATTTTTATCCTTTAGTTTAAAAATGCTAGGCAATGGAATAGGTGCTTTTACTAGAATATTTAATAAAGATTTAGGCGACTCAATAACCAAATCAACAGAATATACTGCTAATAAATTTTCAGATTCTTTTAAGTTTGCTTTTAAGGAAGTAGAAAAAGCAGGTAAAAAGATTGATATATTTTCTTTATTTGGTGGTAAAAAGAAAGGAGGGCAAGACACTACTAAGCAAACATTTAAGGCTGATACATCCAATTTAGATTTATTAAAAGCTCAAGAGAACTACTATAAGGATGATTTATTTATGCGTAGATATTACGCATTAGAGGTTCTTAAAGAAGAAGAGAAGTTAGCTTTAATGGAAGCTATTTTTAATAAATCAAGTATTGATACATTATCTAATATTGCTGAACAGTTTAAGATTAAAAGACTTACTGTTGAAAAATCAACGCTTGATGGTATTCAACAAATTAGAAATGATGCAGCAGATAGAACAACAAAGTTTAATAAAGAAGAGCTAGAAAAGGCTGAAAAGATACAAAAAGAACTATTAGATAGATCAATATATTATACCAATCAAAGAATAAAAGCTGTACAACTAGAAGCTGATGCTTCTATTAAAGCTAATAGAGGAAATTACCAAGCACAAAAACAAGCACTGGAAGATGCTATTGTTAAACTAGGTATTTTCAGAATGGCTGGTATTGGTGGTGCAGAGGCTATGCTTAGTCTAGATGAAGCAATAACCAACAATAAAGCTAAAATTGATGGATTAGTAAATCCTTTAGAACAGTTAAACCAAACACTTAATAGCACATTTAGTCAGTTAAATATTGATTTGTTAACAACCTTTGGTGAGCAATTAGGAGCATTAATGTCTGGCAAAGAATTTGATTTTACAGCATTAGCAACTATTTTAGCAGATGCTTTATCATCTATTGGTAAAGCCCTTCTTGCTTTTGCAATAACTAATGGTGCTGCGGCTGAGTTATTTAAGAATCCTGGAACATGGCCAGCAGCTATTGTAGCTGGTATTGCAGCTATTGCAGCAGGTTCTGCTTTAAAAAGCAAATTAAATAATAATAAAACTACTGCATTTGCTAATGGTGGCATTGTATCAGGACCAACTATGGGTCTTGTAGGTGAATATCCAGGAGCTCAAAATAACCCTGAGGTTATTGCACCATTAGATAAATTAAAATCTATGATAGGTGGAGGTGGTGGTGGCACATTTGTTTTAAGAGGTCAAGATTTACTTTTATCTGTGAATAGAGCACAGAAGGCATCTAATCTAAAAGGACAAAATATAAGTTTAGCATAATGGCATACGGATTAAGATACACATTAAGTCAAATACTTAAAAACGGAAATAATCAGATTATAGAAATATACCAAGAGGATTATATAGGTAGTGTAAAAACTTACATACCAACTTCTATAAGTTTAAGACCTAATTCTTCAAATGAGTATCCATATCCAGCAATTATATCAACTCAGTTAGAGTTTTCATTTATTCTTGAAACCGAAGATGATTATAATCAATATCCAAACGTAATATCGTCTAACGATAGATTATATTATGTTTTGTTAAAAGAAGGTGCAGATGTAATATGGAGAGGCTATTTGTTTAATGATTATTCTGAAGTTGGGTTTTCTACAGGCTTATCACAATCTTCTTTAATTGCAATAGATGGTATATCCTTTTTAGAGGATCAAGAATATGTAGTAGATAATAGCATTAATTCATTAGCACAGCATCTTGATACAATAGCTATTGCTTTAAGATATCTTGGTTATCCCTCTGATTTATATCTAAATATAGCTTGTTCATTTTTTGCTAATGGTATGCAAAAAAGAGCTGATAATATATCAAACGAACCTTTTAGTCAAATATATCAATATAGAAGAGATTATGTAGGTGTTAGTTATTATGTTATACTAGAAAATATACTAAAAACCTTTAACTGTAGAATGTACCAAGCTAATGGAGATTGGTATATATCTGCAACTATGGAAACTGCTGCAACAACTAGATATTTTACAAGATATGCGATTGGGGCATCTACTATAACAGTAGCATCATCAGGTGTACTTAATAACACAATTAACATTGCACCTTACGCAAACAATAATGTTCACTTTATAAATAACTCTCAAACTAAAATATTAAGAAAAGGTTTTTTTAATATAGAAGTTAGAAATCAATATAAAAGCCCTATAAATCTTTTACATAATGCTGATTTAAAAATAATATCTGGTACTTCACCAAATATATCGGCAATCGGTTGGAGAACTACTTTAACAGGGACAGCAGCAGCAACTGTTATTAATGACACCGCCCAACAGTTAAATGATTTTAGTTTAAGTGCTGGTACTGGCATAGCTGACTTAGAAATACTACAAATAATACAACCATACGTTTATACTCCTTATATGGGTGGCGTACCAATTACTTTTAGTTGTGAGCATAAAAATAATACTGCAATAAAAATACAAATTGCTTTACTAGATACTGGTTCTGGGAATAAATACTTAGATAATAGTGGTAATTGGCAGATATCATCAAATACTTATATTACATTCCCTGCTGCAACTCAAGGAAATGCTTATGATACATTTACCCTAAATATAAAACCATTTTATACAAACTTTGTATTGAATCAATTTTTAATGGGTTATATAAATGTAAAAATTAGATGTGATGCTGGTTCTACATTTTTAAGAAACTTTAAGTTAACACAAGGAGAAACAGAGGTCAAATATGCTGTTGTACAAAATAGTACAACTACTGATAAATCTACAGCAGAGGTTTTCGAACAACCTTATGGACAAATATATCCTAATGCCTATAGTCAACAAGTTTTAACATTTGGTTCATTATTTAATAGTAGTGGTATATTTTTAAAAACTTGGAATTTTGAAAGTGTAGGGTTACTTGTAGGTGGTGTTTTGCCAATAGAATACTTAGCATTTCAATATATAAAAATATATCAAAGAAATATTGCAACTCTTGAGGCTGACTTAGGAGCTGTTAAAGGTACTAATGGGTATGTATATTTGGATAAAGTATTTACTGTTACTGATTCTACTACTGGAAATTTAAGTTATAGTGGTAAGAAATTTACTGCCAATAGACTTACTTTAGCTCCTTACGCAGATCAAACAAATTCATTACAACTAATTGAAATATATTACGATGAATCTTTATTATTCTTAGCTCCTAATTACATAACAGATGTAAGTCAACTTGGTCCTTTTTGGAATTTAAACTTTGATATAAATCTATAAAATATATAACTTATAAATAATGGCATCAGTAATAAACGGAACAAATATAGTATTATATAAATACGACACAAATAAGCAATACTATTTTAATGGTTCTATAAATCAAGGAGTAACTGTCAATGGTTTTGCTTGTAAAGAATTAAGTACAACAGGTATAGTTGGTACTTCTACTGACTTTAATAAGACAGGAGCAGGTGTAATAGCTTCTTTTATAACAGATGCTAGTGACCCAAACATTACTGAGATTACTGCTGGTACATGGACTATAGCAGCCTATTATTCTATAGCTACTGCCTTTGCAGGTGCTAAAGTACAATATAAGCTATACAAATATGCTGGTTCAACGGCTACTTTGTTAGCTACTTCAGACGAAACTACCCTTACTTCTTTAAGTAAGATTATCTATAATACTAATATGACTGTTGGTACAATAGCTTTATTAAACACAGATAGGATTATTATAGAAGTAAATTACTTAGGTACTACAACTAATGCCATTACTTTATACACACAGTCAACTAATCCTGGAATAACAACAACTAATATATCAGTAGGTATCCCATTTGGAGCAGCTACAAACTGTTCTTTTGAGGTTTCTGTAGATCAGATAGAAGTTACTTCAGCATCTTCTGCATGGTTTAAGGAGTATAAGAATGACGTAGCTTCATGGACTGTTAATGCCGATGGCTTTATTGCTTTAAATGACTATTCATACTTATTCCTAGCTAACCTACAGTTGACAAGACAACCTATAGTAATTAAGTTTCAAGTAGACAATGACAATGGTAGTGGTAGTGGTGCTCTAGGATACACCGTATTCACAGGTACAGCCAATTTAAGCTCACTTAGTTTAAGTGCAGGGGTAGAGGCAGCATCGACATATAGCGTGTCACTACAAGGCTCTGGTGCTTATACATTAACAGGTACACAAGTTACTCCAGGTGGCGTTGTAATAGAAAGCTCAAACGTAGTTATGTATCAATATATTGCTAGTGGAGGTGAAACTACTGTAACATTTGCAGGTGCGATTAGTTCAACTTGTTTAACAGTTACAAGAGGTGGTTTAGAGGTTAGA